TTGCGAAGGCGCGGATCGGCATCGGCCAACGAGTAAGGCAGGTTAAGCCGGGAGGCGTCGGCCAGATTTTGGTTTATGCCGTCGATGCCGGATTTGTTCGCCTGCTTGTAAAGAATGTTATCGGGGGTGGCGGGCTTGGCGGCGGGGTCGAACGTCTCGGGAGCGCCGAACCGCTCTTGCATGATGCGGCCCAGTGGCGTGTCGAGGGCCGCATTGATGCCCTTCTGCGCAATGGCTGTTGAGCCGATAGCGCGAGCCGCAGGGGCCACAAGGAAGCGACCGGCAGCGTTCCCGGCGAGCATCGCCCCGGCGCCTTCTGCTGCGCCGAGGATCGGGTGATCTGGATTTTCATTAGCGCCGAACATCCCGCCATAGCCGAGATCGCCCAGAAGCGCTGTGCGACCGGGGGCAGCAAGCGCGGCGGCAGCTCGGCCACCAAGCAGTCTCCCCGCCCCGCGAACGGCAGCGCCCCCGCCGAGGGTCCCCGTGACGGCACCGGCAAAGTCGCCAATGCCGCTTAGGGTCGGATGCGTGGCGCCCATAACGTTGAGGGCTTGGCGCCCCTCGTCGCCCGCGAGCATTGACGGGATGCCAGCAGTCGCCGCGTTGGCGTAATGAGCCGCAAATGAGCCGGGGCCGGAGCGGGAGATTGGGTCCATGACCTGCTGGAAGTCTGTTAGCGGCAACTGCTTTGCCGCCGCCACCATGCCGGTCGAGGCGGGGTGCGTTTTGACGTATTTAAGCCACTGGTTGTAAGTGCCTTGCGGGATGGGGTCGGCGCCGTTCTTGGTGGCCCAATCGTTCGCGGCGGCGTAAGGCACGCCATTGCGGATAAACGCATCGACTTGTGCGCCGATCTTAGGGTCTGGCACCCAGCGAGATTTGGTGCCGGAAGGGCCGCTATCAGCGGTTGTGCCGCCGTCCATTCCGGGCGGGGGGGCGAAACCTGGTCCCTTGGCTGCTGGTGGCGGGGGCGGTGCTGGCGGTCCGGCGCCCATTGCGCCGTGTCCGTAGCTCGAAAGTCCGCCCGTGATGTGCTGGTTGAGGCGGTCCGCCTCGGCCTGCGTCCCGGCGATCTTGCGGTCGGCCATTTCAATAACGGCGTTCATCGCCTTGATCCTAACCTCGGGCGAACGCGAGCTATTGAGAATGTCGAACTCGCGGCGAGCCTCGTCGGTCAGTTGGCCGCTGCCACTTGGGTTGGCGGTCATAATCTTGGCGATCTCAGCCTGGAGCAGCGGCATGGTGGCGTCCAGATTGGAAACAGTTTCACCACTGGTCGCGCGTTGTGCGGCTAGGGTAACGGCGTTCACCGGCGTAAGGCTGGTCTGACCGGGGAGGTGCTTGAGGTAGCCCGTGATCTGCTCGACGTGCTGCCCCGCCGCGTCGCGGGCCTGTTGCATAAATGAGGTTTGCAAGACGCGCTGGCTATATGCCTTGGCGTCCGCGTCGAACTGGCGCTGAACGCCCGGCAATTGGTTTTCGGTGATGCCGTATTTACGCATTATCACGGGGCGATTGTTCTGAATTTGAACGCGCAAAGGCCCATTGCCCATGCCCATCGGACTCATCTTGCCGGTCAATATCCAGTTGACGGTTTCCGCGTCGAGCGCCTCTGGGCTTAGCGAATCGCCATTGGCGGTTTTGTCAGCGGGGCCGCCTGGGATCGGCTCAAGCCTGCCGCCCTTGACCGTGCGGTAGCCGACGGGGACAGTGGACTTTTCGGGCGGCGCGTTGGCGATGGGAACCGCAGTGTTTTTCTTGGGGTCATAGACGTAGCCCGGCGCCCCTGGGATGAACTTGGGATCGGGCGACGGCGCGGCCTTGACCACGTTGTTACGCCCGGCGTTCAAGCGCGCCAGCAATGCGGGGTCGGTCACTAGTTGCATTACATTGCCCCCGTTGGAACTAGGTGCCATTGGCCGCCGACAAGTTGGTAGGTCTTGCCGTCAATGACTTGAGTGTCGCCGCCGCCAGCAAATGCGTGGTCTGTGCGCGAATAGACGCCCTTATGGGTGACGCCCGCGCCATCGACATAATCAGCCACAATCGGCGCAATGCTGTCCCGCGCGGCGAGGAACGACTGCTGTTGCGGCTGAGGCAGCTTGTTGTAATAGTCAGCGGTCTGGAAATCGGCGGGGGGCTCAAGCATCTTCTGGCGTTCAAGTTCCAGCTCCGCGTTCCACTTTTCGCGGTCGAACGATTGCTTTTTGTCGTCGGCGTTCATGGCCATGATGTTCTTGACGCCGGTGGGCTCTTGGTCATTGTGTATCGCGAACGCATCCCCGATTGCCGAGAATAGGTAGGGCGCCGCGCCGTTCTTGCTAAAGAACTTGGGCGGGCCAGCGGGCAGCTTGCCGACAGTCGTGTCCAGCCCGCTTTGCAATGGCATCTGGTCGCCCATGCCGTAACCCGCAACGCTTGGGGCAATGTCGGGGGCGAGGGCCGGGGCGGGTTGGGGCTTTTGCGGGCGGATCATGCCAGCCGAGTTCTGGCGGCCATTCTCGAACTGGCCCATTGCCGTGACAAGCGGCGTAACCTGGTTGTCCGAGAGCTGAGTGTTCGGTTGCACCCCCAATTGCTGCGAGACATAATTGGTATAGTTGTTGGTCGATGGGCCGTTTTCCGATGACGGCGCCCAGCGGCCAACAATTGAGGCCGGTGTGTTATAACCGCGCGACATATAGCTATGGAGCAACTGACCGGCTGCGGCGATGCCATCTTCCGGCGTGTTAAAACGGGCGTAGCGCCCGCCCGCGTCCGTTCCGGCATAGCCCGATTGTTTGCTCGTCCACGGGCTTTGCGTGAGGTTAAGCGGGTTATTGTTGCGGAGTCCGCGCGGCAGGGGCATCTTACAGCTTCCCCGGATAGATGGTCATGTAACCGTTCCAACCCGTCCCGAGCGCCCACGGGCGAAGTTTCGCCACGTCCTGCGCCATCGGAAGGTTCGTCTGGATACCCTCGGCCAGCCCAAACTCGGGCTTGTAGGTGAAGTCGTAGAACGCCAGCCCGTCAGGATCGACGTGGTTGAGGACGATGTTTTCTTTCAGGCGAATGTCGCAGCCCGATTGGGCGTAAGCGGCTGCGGCATTGGAGCCGGCCTGGATAAGCGACTGCAATAGCCCCGGCCCCTTCTTCACTTCCTTGCCCTGCGACGTGCCGCCGTTAAACAGCGCGCCCATTGAATTGGCGAGGCTTGACGACCCGGTGTAGGGTAGTTGCGCGCCCTGCCCGATGCCAGCCAAGGCCTGGGCGACATTGGCGAGGTTCTGCTGACCCGCGCCTTGCGCCGCATTGTCCATGCGCCCGGCTTCGGTGGTGTAGTTCTGATAGCGATACTGGTTTTCGTTGTTCGCCAGTTCACGGCTAAGCACTTGGTCGTGCGCTTCCGAGCCATAGCGCCCGTTCATCGAATACTGACCATTCACCCGATCCTGAATGTCGCTGTTCGAGCGGTTAATCATCTGTTGCAAATACGGGTTGCCGTTCATGTATTGACCGGACAGGACGTTACCGTAGTGGTTGGTCGCCTGCTGTGCCGCGCCCATGCCGCCATGATATTGGCCGACAAGGTTTGGAACGAGGTCGTTCTGGGCCGTGTTCGTCAGACCCTGTAACCCCGGCTGCGCCTGATCGAAGACGCCCTGGACCGATCCGGCGCCCTGCTTGGCATAGGGCATCGCCCACGCCTGAGCGGAGCCGTTCGCACTGCTCGTCGTGTTGGTCGTTTTACTGCCGCCGCCCATTACAGTTCCTTCGTCCACATGTGTCTGTTTTCGTGATCTTGACCGAGGGGCGACCACCCAAAGCGTTTCGCAAAACGCGCCCAACCTCTTCGCCCTCGCGATGTCAGCCGATGAGCGCCGCCTGTGCGCGCCCAATCGCTGACCACCCCGTCAAGCAGTTCCGCCCATTTCATTGACCGCGAACCGCCTGCGAGCCTGAGTTCGGCTTCATCCCCCGGCAAAAGCCGCGTGACCGCAGCGCCGTAGAGGATGGGGCCGTCGTATATGATCCAAACCCAGTCGCCGGGTTCGTAAGTGTCTATCCCGCCGTATTGCGCGGCAGGTTCAAGCAGGCGCAGCATCTCCGGCCAGAGGGGGTGTCCCTCCGGGTCGGGTAGCCATGAGACTTGCATTTACCAGTCGCCGTAGGGCGTGACAGTCAGGTCAGGGTGCGTCCTTGGGACAAGGCGCGGGCCACTAGGCAAGTCTAGGACTACATGAGTATCGTTATGCGACATCACGCGGCCCCGCTCGCTGCCCAGCGTTAGATTGTCGCCCGTTTGGTATCGACTGTGGAGGGGACGGGGATCGGATAGAAACTCAGCAAGCGAGTTCAGCGCATTGGGCAGGTTGTTGTCGTCGTTTGCTCCGTATCGCTTCATTGCGCCAGAACTATCACGCATCAGGTCGCCTAACGTCCCGCCCACCTTGCGCCCCACCGCGCCGCCCGCGAAAGGCAGCGTGTTAAGCGCCAGCATCCCCGCGCCCAATGCGCCCGAGGCAAGGTCGCCCCGCGTCATCATCTGCGCGCCGTCCTGAATGCCCTGCGCGTTTCCCACTGGCGTCCAGTCGAGCAGCGGGGCCATTGCCTTGTTCGCTAGGCGGTTGCTGTAGGCCTCGCCGACGCCAAGCCCGCTTAGGCCGCTCGCCAGCGTGTTCTGGACCTTTTCGCTAACGCTCGGATGATAGGCGCTGATTGAGCCTTGCCCGGCTAATCGCTGCTGCCAATAGTCTGCGGGCGACGGCTTGCGCGGTTGAAACAATGCGCCAGCGGGACGGGACGGGGCTTGCTGGTCTTGCATCCCGAACGCCGCGCGAATGCCCGCGTTCGTAACGGGCATTAGTAGTGAATTTGCCACAATGCGCCGTCCCACGTTCTAACTTTGGTGCTAACGCTGTTGAAATACGTGTAGCCAGCCCTGAGGTTGGCCGTGATCGGATCGGCGGCGAGCGTCGGGAACGGATAGCCCGAGATCAGCGGATCGAGCTGACGCTTGGCTTCGCGGTTCCATTCGCTTTGCGTGTAGTTCGGGTTGGGCAGGCTCATAGTTCGCCCCCCGGCGTCGCCCTGAGGCCCAGTGCGGACACGAACGTCCAGACCGCCGTGCTAGCCATGACAATCTCGCTTTGAAGATACTTGCCCGTGGCGCGGATTGGTATTTCGCCGTTGGCCTGCATGGTCGAAGCCGAAACCCGCGTGACCGCATCGCCAAGCCGGGGCGACACGTCGATGTTGACGGTCACGCCCGAGGTCGCGTCGGTTTCGACCATCGCCGAACGCACGTTAGTTGCCCGGCCCGGCACTATTTGCTGCTTGGTATTGCGGAACGTCGCGGCGAGGTTGGAACCGGCGCCGAACGCATACAAAATCTTGTCGGACTTGGCGAATAGCAGCATCGGCTCGCCGCCTCGCCAGTAAGGATCATCAAAGACCGGCGTAACGTTTTCAATCGCGGGGTATGTAACCGCAATCGTTTCCAGCGTGATCGAGGCCGTGCGCCCGGTCGAGATACCGATGATTCCGGGGATGTAAACCGTCGTCCAGGCGGGTTCCTCCCAGTTGTAAACCCACAATTTGTCGGGCATCGACCAGATCGCCAGCTTGCGCTCCGGGTCGATGGTCGCGCGCATATTGCTCTGGATTTCCGCTACCGTATAAGCGGCGCGGAAGGTCTGGTCGATCCGGTCGAGGCCGATGGGGGAAACCTCCCCGCCCTGATAGACCTGAAACCCCAAGCGGGAGTAGAAGAACTCCCTGTTGTCAAACTGGGCAACCGAACCGCCGCATAACGAACCGACGCCGCTCTTGATCTTGCGCCGCGTGAAATACAGCGGCGCGTCGGCAACCTCGAAGATATTGATCGCGTCGGCTTGAAATACCAGCCCGAACTCGCCCCCTCCAAGCCCGGTGATAGCACCGCTGTCCGGCAACACTTGCGACCCGCAACCCGCGACACCGCCCGTCCAGCCCTCGGCGTTGTTAAGCGCCGACCAGTAGGCCGTCGAAACCGCCGACGAATTGCCCGCCAGCATGACGTGATCGCCGACAATCGCCACCATCGAGGCCGCTGGAGGTGTCCCGCCCAGCACCGCGCCCAATGCCGTTGATAGCGTGTATTTGACCGGCGCGGCGCCGTTGGTGCAAATGACCAGATCGCCGAATTGCGCGAATTGCCACGGCGTAGAGAAGGCGCCGGCACCGACAGGGTATTTCTTGACCCACGCCGACGAGATGTAAGCATAAAGCCCGTCAGTCGTCGCCGCTAGCAGGGTTATGGTGCCGTCCAGGCCCGCAAACGCCCCGCCGCCTAGCCACGCATAGGGAAGCGCCCCGGTGATGGCTGACGGTGCCTTTACGGGCTTATATCCGGCTATTGAGTAATAGGTGTTTTCAGCCGTGACGAGGCCGCCGTGTCCCCATTGGGGCAAATCCGGGCTATAGGTGCCGAGCTTAGCCATTATAGTAAACGCTGTTCCGTGCGACCAGTGGGCCGGCGGGCAGGCGGCGGCGCGATGCGTCGCGCTGTATCTCGGCAAAGATACGATCCGAGGCGGACAGCATGGCGTCGCGCTGCGTGTCGTCCCTGAGATAGTCGTAGGCCGCCGCCAGCGTCCCGTAGAGATAGGCATCGGGATAAGCGGTCATCAGCCAGTTGGTCGAAGTAAGGGTCGGAATCTTCTGGTAGTAATTGAGATAGACCGTGGTGGTGTCGGCAATCGGCGGGGCGAATACCAGCGTTTGCGCGACAATCGCATAGCCAATCGGGTCGCCCGAGGTGAACCGCGTCTTGGTGTCGCGCATCTCCATCGGCGACATACCGTGAATGTATTTGCCCGATAGATAGACTTCGCGGGCTTCCATGAAGTCGCTTGGCAGGGCCAGCGCGTTGCTCGTCGGCAGCGCGGTCGAGCTGGCCTCCATCTGCGGAGTGCGAAGGGCGCGGTTGGCGCGGGCCTCGAATAACGCGATGAACGTGTCATAGGTGCCGGTCAGATCGGTGCGGTTAAGCCATGACGATAGGGCAGCGGTGAGGTCGCTGTAATTGGCAAGCGCCATGGGCTGCTCCTAGATAATGATGTCGCGAACCTTGCACCAGCGATACTCTGATGAGTTCAACAGGCGCTCAACGCCTTGGCGATGGTTCGGATTGTATAGATTGACGCCGTGGTCCCTGATCCACTCGTAAACTACTTCCATCGGGATGCGGGCGGCGTGTTGGATGCCGTCGCCCATCTTGGTATTCATGGTTTCGACTTGGCTGCGCTTGTTGGCGTCGATGATCGGGCTAATGTCGTGGAAGACGTGCTTCACATCGACCGAGCCGTCTTCCAGCCCGCGAATATACTTGGCGACGCCGTTGAACGAACCGTTGTCGAGCATTTCCCACTGGGACATTCTGCCTCCAGTCAAAACGGGCGAGGAATGACCCCCGCCCGCCTGATTAGCCGAAGTTATTAATGACGCTGAAGTTCAGCACCACCGCCTCGGAGAGAGGCGTCGCGGCAGTGACGTTACGCAACGAGATACGGAACGAACCCGCCGCCACCGCGTCAACCGTAGCGTGGTAGCTATCGGCGGTCGCGCCCGAGGCGATGTTGACAACAACTACGTCGCCAAGCGAAACGGACGGGTTGGTGACGGTAAAGCCGACGTTCGTTGCGCCAGCCAGCGATGCGTTATTCATGGTGATCGTGCCGCAACGTGCGGCAAGCGTCACCGCAGTGGATTTGCTGGTCGCCTGAGTAACGGCGCCAGCGGCAGAAACCTTGAGCCTCATGGGCCTATCCTTTCATGGAAAAGAAGGGGCCAGTCCCTAAGAACCAGCCCCTCCCTCATTCAGCCTACAGGAGGTCGCGGATTGCGCCCGACGCAGCTTCGTTCAAGCAACGCAGGGTGACTTCGGTCCGGATGGCCTTGCGCTTGGCGAGGCCGGTCTGGGCCAGGTCAAACGTGGTCATTTCCTCACCGACCGCGATGTCGAAGTATTCAGGATCGACAATCAGGGCGTCTCGGGCCGAGGCGAAGCGGTCGGCAACAAAGGCGATCTTGCCGAAGTCGCTGAGGTAGTAGTCCGCAGCCGCCACGATGGTCATGGACTTGCCACCGGCTTCCTGACGCTGATCGGCAAGGCCGACGAACGCGGCCTCCGCCTGCTTCTGGGCACCGTTGGTGATGACCATCTTCGGATTGCCACCGGCAACCCACACCGTTTGAAGGACGGTCTTGAGCAGGCTTTCCGTGTAGGTGCGCTGGGTGCCGTTGGTGGCAGCCGCAACGACCGCAGCCGAGAAGCCGCCGTCCGCGCCACCAGCACCCTTCGAGGTGTTGGTGGTTAGCCACGCAAGCGCGCCACCCGACAGACCGGCAACACCGGCGGCAGGAGCGACCGAGGCATAGTTGCCAACGAAACGCTTCTCCATGTCGGTGCGGAGTTCACGGCCAGCCTTCATCAGTTCGCGAGCAAGTTCAGACTTGCGCCCGGCCTTGTTCGTCCACTCAACGGTGGTTGACGCGCCCACAACCTTGGTCAAGATCTGCGTATAGTTGCCGACGCGCGTGGTGTTCGCACGGCTCAAGTTGGCGAGATCGTCACCCTGAATGGACGAGTTGGTGGCCGAAGCGGCCGCAAGAACGTCCGTCTGCCACTCGGTATAGGTATTGCTCGCGGTTGAGCGACCAATGCCGTCGATGAACGGGCAATCGTCGGGGAATAGTTCCGCGATCTTGCCCGAGAGGTCTTCACGAACGCCGACACGCGCGACGTTCTGAATGGTATTTGCAAGCACAGTCATTAAAGGTTCCTTCTGGCCCCCGGAGGGGCGCTGGGACGCGACGCTTCACAGCGTGGAATCCGATTGTGGTTGGCCTAGTCGAGGTAGCCCGCGCCTTCGGCCCATTCGGCTAACGCCGACTCACGCGCGTTGCGCGTTTTGGCGGTCAGTGCGTTTTGCCACGATTGCTCCACCTTGGCCTGTCGGCTGGCACTCGCGCCCCGGCTAACGCCCGGCTTCGAGATCGGTGGGGGATTCTTGCCTGAACGAACGCGCTCCATCTTCTTCGCCATCGCCTTGTCGAAGCGGTCGGCCTTGGCCTTCCACTCGCTTACGGCTTTGAGCGCCTTCAGTTCTTCAACCGAGGATTGGGTGATCGCGTTGTCGTCGTATCCGAGGGCTTCGGCGGTGGCAGCAAGTTCACCGATGAACTTCTGTCCGCCTTCCCCGAATGCTTCGGGCAGCTCGGCCTCTAGCCGCTGACGAAACTGTTGCGCTTCGTGCTGCTGGAGTGCCGTTTGATATTGGGCCTGCTCGCCTCTGGCCTGTTCAGCTTCCCGTTGCGCCTGTTCGCGCTGGACGGTGGCATACTGATAGGCCTCAAGTTGCTGGGCGTAGGCATCCGGGTTGGTGCGAAATAGCGCCGCGTCGGGTGGTCGAACCTCGAACATCTTGGCATACTCACTCAACCGTTGGGCCGCTTCGGCCTTTAGCTGGGTGGCAAACTGCAATGCTTCGGTTCGGGCGGCTTCCTTGGCCTGTGCCGCCTCTTGCGCCTTGGTGTTGAAACCCTTCTCCATCTCGCCAATGCGGCGAGCGGTGAACTCCTGCGCCTCGCGCGGGAGCTTTTTGAAGGCTTCCTTGTCCTCGGCGTTTAACGAGTGTGGCGGCTCGATGGGCGGCAATCCCGCTTCGGCCTCGTCCTCGTCGTCCAGGTCGTCCGCGTCGGCTTCCGCCTGTTCGGTTTCCGGTTCGTCGCCCTCTGTTTGCGGGGCGGGTTCTTCTTCCTGCTCCTCGCCGAGCATTTCGGCAGCGATGTCCTCGAATGGATTGCTGGCGGCGGCTGCGGGCGCGGTGGCCTCGTTGCCGACTGCCTGTTCTGGCTGGGTCGTCATTGAGTGTCCTTCAGGTCTTTAGTGCATCCTCGTTGGGATGATCGCCGGGTGTCCCGGTCGATGGTGTGGCGGGTTACGTTCCGCTCTTATCGTTGTGGCGCGAACTCGAAGAGGCGGCGCTTATGGTCGCTCATCTTCGCTACATTGTCGGCGCGGATGATGCTTTTCTCGGCCATATCGCCGTCCTGAATGGCAGCGGTCAGGGCGCTTTCGATGTTGCCGAGTATCTTCATGGCCACCGATAGCGAGGTGATCGCGTCGGCGCGTTTCTTGGCATCAAGTTCGGTCGTGGCAATCAGGGCGATCTTGTCGAGATATTCGCTGCGGTGCGAGGCGAGGATCGGGCCGACGAACTCGGCGGCCTGCTTGGCGCGCTGACCCCGTGCTGCGGCTTCATAGTCGGTCAATCGCGCACCCCTTCCCGCATTTCGTTATTCGCCTCTGCGCGATAGAATGTCCGCCCGTCAGCGGTGTAAACGTCACCCTCTGGAATGATGATGTTGGCGGTTATGCGGACGGTCTTGGCGCTCCAGGTTATCACAGCAGCCGCTCCAGAAGTTCGGCGGCGGCGTGTTCGGTCGGAGCGCGGGCTTTCCGGATGGTGCCTGCCCTATCATCCTCTGGCACGGGCCTGTCGTCGCGAAAGAACTCCGCCGACGCCAGCCAATCGTCGCCCAATTTCACGGGCTGGAAGCGATGCCAGCCAGTCACTTGTCGAGCGCCCCGCCGCTGCGATCCTTGCTGATCTTGGCATCATTGGCCGCGTCGAGTCGCGATTGGTCGCGCTCGTGGTGCATCTCGGCCATCATCATCTTGTGCTCGGCAATGCGCGCCTCGACCGCGAACTTCTGCTCGGCAAGCTGCAACTCGGCATTGGCCTTGTCGCGGGCAAGCTGGGCATCGCTTTCCGCCTTGGTTTGGGCGAACTGCTGCGCCTGCTCCGCCGCCGCCGCGTCATGCTGCAACCTAGCTTGCGCGATCTGTTGCTCGCCCTCAATCTTGGCTTGCTGCAACTGCATTTCGCCTTGCACCTTCATCTGATGCGGATCGGGCGGAGGCGGCGGGCGATTGGCCTGCGCCTGCTGGAACTCTGGGCTTGACGGGTCGATCACGAAATCAGCCGGGCTGCCAAGGCTCGAATCCTTCACCACCCCGGAGATCGACTTATAAATCTGTTCAGGGCCGACAATCGGCAAGCCCGCCATCATGCACTCGCGCTGGATTTGCAGCACTTGCATCCGATAGATCAGGCGTTGCTCTTTCTTGCCCGACCCAAGCCCGACGCGGGTGATAACGTCCATTTCTTCGGGCCATTGCGAGGGATCGACCTCGCGGAACGTGCCGTCGACGCGCATCTTCATCGGCTTGCCGTAGCGGCTCATCAGTTTGAGCTTGAGGCGCATCAGCCGAGCAAGGGCCTCGGCGAAGTTGCGCGCCAAATACTCTTCCATCTGCTGGCCCTGCGCTTGCATCAGCGCCGTTCCTGTGGCCGTCTTGTTGAGCGCGTCGGCGTCCAGCCCCTGGTTCATGCGGGTGACGCCCGTCCTGGACTCGCGCTCGCCGATCAATTGCTCCATCGCGGCCATCGCCACGGCGGACACGTCGTTCTTACTCTCCGGCATTGGCGCCACGCTGCCCTTCCAGCGCACGATGCGGTTGGGACGGACGGTCAGCAGGTCGTCGTAAGTGTTTTCGGTCGCCGAATCCTCATGCACCAGATAACCCGGCGCAAGGTTGGTATAGAGGCCGTCAAGGTGAAGCCGCTGCAACACCGTGCGGACGCGCTGAATGTCGGTGACTTTCTCGGCCAGCGAATGACCGGCGATACGCCCCGGCATGGGGAACGGGCAATAGATGACGAACGGCTGATAGTCGGTCGGCTCGATGCGTAGGATCGTGTCGCCAACGCGGTGAACGCACAGCCGCTCGGCAATGCCGTCGTCGTCAGCGTCGAACCGGACATATTCCTCATAGAGGATGACCTTGCGATTGGCGCCCTTGCGGTCGGCGGAAAAGTCCAGCCCCGTGTCGCGGGCGGTCGAAAGGCTTTCAATGTGATGATAAGATGGAATGGTTGTTACGTCTTCGGTGTCAAACCCCATTGCCACAAGGTCGCCAAGCGTCTTGACCGAGGCGTGGGCAACGTAAACGGCATCGTCGATGTCGCGAGCGTCCCGCGAAATGCGGAACTCTTCAATCGGCACGAGATAATCGCGGAACTCGACCGGCTTGTCTTGCATGGTCGCGACGTGGTGAAGGTCCAGCCCGCTTTCGTCGCCTTCGACCGGGGACGCTTCAAGCGCGTCATCGGGCATAAGCATCGACGGCATGACACTCTCGACCCGTTCGCGCCTTTGCTCGGCGGCTGTCTTGACGATGCCCAGCGTCGAGATATTGCCTTCCTTGAACCAGTCGTGGAGAAGCTGGTAGCCCTTGCGCTGGAACTGGCGGTGGATAGCCTCGGTCGCGTCGTCGGCGGCGTCTGACTGACTTTCGTCAAGCGGCTCGAACTCAACCACGCGGTCGCCCGACACGAACACGCGAAGGACACTGACCTCCATGTGGTCGATGACCTCGGCAACGTCGCGGGTGACGACCTTGGAACGGCCATCTTCCTCGTCGCCATACAGGTCGCCGTTGTAACTGTTGAGCGCCACCTCGGCACGGTCGAGCAAGTCTTGGTTGCGCGAACGGATTTCTTCTTCCTTCAAAAAGGCTAGAAGATCAGGATTCACATCTATCATGCGAAGGCCTTTGCGATGTCGGCCAACACGCCGGGGCTGTCCTGCATTTCCACAGTCCTCCCATCGTATTTGACGCGCCACATGACCGGCCCAAACTTGTCGCCCTTTGCGAAGGGCTTGGTGCCGTGCGGCCAGTGGCGAAATGTTGCTGCGGTGGCGCCCGGAAAGCGCGCTTCAAACGCGGGCCAGTTCATACGACCCGCATCCCCTTGGAATAATCGATCTTACGAACCGGCGCGCGGTCACGATGCCCGACCGCGAAATAGCGGAAGGCGTCGGCGTAGTGCGTCGTCCAGTCGCGGAACTCGGTGGTGCGAAACTCCTGGCGCTTCTCGTCATAGTCGCGGCGGAACATCCGCAGCGCCTCAACGCCGAGCCTCGTCTTGGTCTTGTCGAACCAGCAGGTCGGAATCAGCATCCGAACCGCTTGAATACCATCGGCCTTGGGAATGTTCGGACACACCGTGACCTTGATGCCCAGCCCCTCTAGAACTTCCTTGCGGGACTTCCCGGTGCCAAGCTCGCGGACTTCGACATCATGTGGGAGATAGTGGCTGCCCCACACATAGTCGCGCTCATGTAGGCGCTTAACATACCAGTCGAGACCGACGCCCTCGCCCTTGAGGCAGTCGATGACGCGGGTTTCGCGCCCCGCGACCTGAATGAACCAGATCGCAGTCGAGTCCGCCATGCCCAAGTCCCAAGCCGTATGCACAGGAAAGCGAGGATCGTAAGGAACGCTGCATATGCGGCCCGCATCGTCCGCATCGTTCATTTCCTTGCCGTAGTAAGCACCCTTGACCGCCGCCTCGAAACTACACTCATACTCCTGGGCGAACTCGTCCACGCTCATCATGCGGCGGGCGTCGGCCAATTCGTTGGCGTCCAGCAGGCCCGTCTCCGATGCCTTGAGCATCAGCCGGGTCCAGTCCTTGTCGCCGTCAGCCTCAATCCATAGCCGGTGAAACGTGTTCTTGCCCTTGGGCGTCCCGATGAACGCGGCCCAACCCTTGCGGTCGCTCAATGCCGGGCGAATGACCTGCGACCAGATCGTCGGGTCCATGTCGCCGAACTCATCAAGCACCACGCCATCAAGGTAGATGCCGCGAAGGCGATCCACATTGTCGGCGCCATAAATCCTGATTCTTGCCCCGCCCGGCAGTTCGACCCATAATTCACTCTCGTTGATCTTGGGCGAAAGGAACGCGGTGTATTCCTTCAGATAGACCCAGGCGATGTCCTTGGCTTGGTTCAACTGCGGCGCGACGTAGGCAAAGCGCGGGTTGGGCAGGCGACACTTGGTGGCGCCGATTACCAACTCATTGATGTCGGCAACCGTCTTGCCCGCCCGGCGATGGGCAACGCCGATGAACCACCGCGTCTTGCGAGCATGAAGCGGCATGAACTGGTCGCGCACCTCATAGGGCGAAACCAGGTCAACCGTCTTAGTCATTGAGACCCTTGAAGATCGCGAGGCCAATCGACCCACCGCCCTCGCCGGTCAGTTCGACCGTTTGAAGATCGGGCAGTGTTTTCTTAATCAGTATCTCTATCGCCCTTACTTGTGTTGCCGAAAGCTCGACGACGCCAAGTGCGTGATCTGTAAGGCGATTTATCAACTGACTGGTTTGGATTTTAGCGCGCACATCCTCTTGGTGCGACCTTCTCAAGCGGGCTGCCATGTCGGCACTCCCACAGTCTTATCAAAATAGTCGTCGCCAGCCTTGGCTTTGAGCGACATTGCAATCTTGTAGCCCTCAGCTAGGAAATCGAACTCGCGGCCATTCCGGTCTGTGTAAACGGCGCGATAGCCGGACAGGTACAGTGCCATCACCCGACGAATGAAGTCGACGCATTTGCGAATTGTGTCGCGAGCGGCCCTCTTGGGCGACGCCTTCTTCGTCCAGCCCCCGTGGCCGCCGACCATGATGTTGGTCAGGCTTTCCGCCCCGTGGGCCTCAATTAATGCCCGCTCGGCTTCGTAAGCTGCGCGCTCATCCGCAAACCGCTCTACGATCCTTGCGGTCGGCACGTGGCCCGCCGCAATGATCTCACGGATGCGCCTGCATTTAGGGCCGCGCCTGCCCGCCCTCGCCTCTTTTTCGTGTGCGCGTAGCCGGTCGTTCTTGCCTTTGCCGACATAGAACACCGACTGGTCGCGTGGGTCGACCAGCTCATAGGTATAAAACATGTGGAATCCTCCGTTTCCCGTCCGCTTGGCGGTGGCGGGTGGCTGGATTGTTAGATCAACATCGATCCGATGTAGCAGGCGAGGCCGAGCGCGGTCAGGTTGATGTCCATTACCCGCGCATTGAATGCGGCGAGGATAAACAGGATCAGCGCGGCGATGAGGAGGATCGTTGCCATGTCTATGCCGCCGTGATGACTGCGAGCAGATTGCCCGACACGGCGGGAATGTCGATCACGTCACCCGAACCGATGTAGTGGCCGTTGGCCCCGGCAGCCGCTGTCGCGGTTGGGTTGGCGCCATAGGCATAGCGGTTGTTCGCGGTTGACCTGATGCGAACATAGGATGCGTTGGTAGGCGTTGCGCCCGATTGGGCGGAAGCGGCGGAAGCCGTGCGGGTTTCGGACAGGATCGGGCCGCCATAGACGACCTCGCTCATACCTGCCGCATAATAGGTAATTTCCAGAGACATATTTTAACTCCAGTTGCCCGTTGCGGGCGCTTTAGGTGTCCATGTGCCAGTCGAAGCGGTTGCGGTCGCCCACGCTCCCGTCGATTGGCTTTGTGCCGTCCACGATCCGGTGGGGGCGGTTGATAGTGCCCACGTGCCGAGCGATAATGCCGCGCTAGCCCACGATCCGACCGTAGCTGTTGCCGGTATCCACGCCCCGGTCGAGGTCGGTTGTGCCGCCCATGAGCCTGATGGCGTTGCGGCGGCCGCCCATAGTGGCGCGAAAAACAGCAGCAGCATTAGTATTCAAAGCCGACAATCGACGCATAAATGACGCCGCCGGTTCCCGAGCAGACTTGGCTAAGGCCGATCTGCTGCGTCCCGCTTATCTCGAAGCCATCGGGCAGCGAAACAACGCAGGTATCCCCAGCCTCGGCCAATGCCGCTGCTTGTTGCGTCATGCTTAGGATGGCAATGATCGGGCTTGTGGCCGTCACGGCGCCGCTTGGGTTCATCCGTAGCACCACGCGGCCCGAAAGCACCGTGGCGGCGCTGGAGCGGGCGCTAGCGACGATTGCTTGCACCCTAAGGCGCTTGCCGCTGGTAACGGTGATTGACGTTGCGCCCGCCGCTGCCGTGCCGTCCCTTACCGGGACCACCGACAACAGGGCTTCAACTGCAACCGCCGCGACTCCAGCGATCACGGTAGCCGCTGCGAAACTGACCCGCCCCGCGTCTTTCAAGTCCTGAACCGAATAGCCGGTCGTGCCCTGCGTCGCCTTGGTGAGCGTTGGGCCAGTGGTTGTGCCTAATGTGTTCGTGCCAGCGGGTAAGGCAACGTCGGTGGCGAGAACGACACGCTGGACGCCAGTGCCGACAACCCCGCTGCCGGTTGCAGTCGTTACCCCAGCGACCTGAGCATTGTTGACCGATTGGTTGGCGGGCAACGCGGGGAGCGTCGTGACCGTGCCGATGTTCCACGTTCCGCTTTGCGTGACCGCGCCGATGACCGCCGCGCCCGTTGTCAAGGCCGGGAGCGTCGCCAAACTGACCGCCATTGTCCCGGTTCCCGCATTCGCGGTGATCGTGCCGGAAACAGGCTGGGTCGCTTGCCAGAACGTGCCAGTGACCGGCTGCGCTGTTCCGCTGGCTATGCCCTGAACCGTGATAACGTCAGTCGAGGCCGCGCCAGCCGTTCCCAGTGCGGGCTGCTTGGCTGCCGTGGCCGCACCCGATGGGAGCGGAAGGCTCGCCGCGCTTATGGCAACCGTCGCGGCAATGCTTACCGGCTGCGTTGCCTGAAAGAATGTCCCGGTCACTGGCGTTGAGGGCATCGATGCGATGGAAACGGGCTGTGTCGCCTGGTAAAAGCTGCCCGTGACAGCGACGCTGGCATTTCCGACCGTTACCGTGCCGCTGACTGGCTGCGTCGCCTGATAAAACGCCCCGGTTACGGCAAGGGCGCCTTGATTGGACGCAATCGTGACCGGCGCAGAGGCCGCCATTGTCGCTTGGCCGAGCGCGCCGAACTTGGCGGTTAGTCCGGCAAGGGTCGTTTCCGTCGCCACCCCGGTTATCGTCGCGCTTACGGGCAACGGGTTGGCAGCCGAGACAAGATTGGCGACGTTAAGGTCGCCCCACGCCTGCTTTACAAGCTGGTAATGAATACCGCCAACGTCGTCGGTTGCGACCGTGGCGCCAGATCCGGGGGTGATCGGGAGGTTATCAGCCAATCGCGCCCCCTATTCAAACTCGTTAATCGTAAACACCACCGACCCGTCAGCCGTCGCGCCGTGACCAAGCCCGATGCAGTTGCCGAACGTGAGGCCGACGCGGCCAGCATTGGCACGGGCGCGGGCATATTCGAGCGGGCTGTTCTGCGAAGTCATTGTCTTGACCGAGGTCCATGCCACGGGAGTTATGTCATACTCACCCGCATGGTCGATTGTCGTGGCCCCGGACCACCAGCGCTGTCCGTCGCTTGACCAGTCATTGTCCTTCGTGGCGAAGTACAGGCTGACCATGCTATTCGATGAGCAGTGCGCGCCGATCAGCGGGCCGGTGACGGTGAACCTGAGATGCGTCGGGGGCGTCGTTCCCGGCCTCGTGACATAGTGCGGCTGTTGCGTCGGGCTAATGGTGATGCTGCCGTTTGTGTATAAAGGCTCGCCGATGGAGCAATTGCCGCTGGGGCATAGGGCGCTGTCGATCCCGGTCGGGCCGATCTCCCATTGTGCGGAAGGCTGGGGGGTGGGACTTGAGCCGCCAGCGCCACAGGCTGCGAGCAGGAGGAAGGCGGTGTAGCGCCAAGGCTGGGTGTCCAGCGGCTTCAAGAGGCTTCGGTTGAAGGCGGGCATGGTTAAATCCCCGTCCCCGCCACAGCCGCAAGAACGGCTGCATCAGTGGTGAAGGTGCCTACCTTGATGAAGTCCCCGGCATGAGCCTGCCCGACATTGCTGACGGTGAGCGTGTCTTTGCCCGGACGGAGTGTCGTTACTGCGGTCGGGAATGTTCCCGCGCCACCGGCTGCGGCCCATGTCAAAACCCCGGCGACAATCTTACCCGACCGCCAGTTGCCTGACAGGCGACGTAAGATGCGGGTGTGTCTTACGCCTACAACTTCGGCTGCGCCCGCATCATTGTGCTGCAGCCCACTGGCCACCCACACGCGGGTTCCGCCGTTTGCAAAGAAGATAAAGCTGTCGGCGTCGTTGGTGCCGTTGTCGTATTGGCTGACGAACCCGGAGGCTACCGTTTCCTTGGGCGTCCAGTCCACCCAAATGAGCATGTCCTGATCGGCCAACGCGGGAGGACTAACAGCTAGTGCATCAGCCCCAACCGCCACCGTCGCGCCCGCCGTGGCGATGATCGGGCCGACAGCAGAACCCGCGACCAGGTTGGAATAGGCGACGTTGCCCGTCACGGTGAGCGTTAGTGTGCCGGCGGTCGGCGTGAAGGTCAGGCTGACTTGATTATTAACCCCGGTGCCGACCAACGGGCCAGCAACCGAGACGCCCGACAGCGTGACGGTGCCCGTGTCCATGAAATAGAGCGTGTAGGCTTGTGCGGTGACCGTGACATTTTGGGTGGAAAGGCTCGTCGATTGCCCCGCATTTAAGAGCAAGTTCGTCACCGCCCCCCGCGAGTAATAACCCGCTGTCGTAATGCCGGGGACATTAGCGGCGAAGCTGGACGATACCGCACCGCTGGCGAGCAATTCCTGCTTTGCGCCAGTGCGGGTGTAGCTGTAACCGGGGAGGGCGGCGATGCCGACGGCTTTGACCGATACGTTGTCAATCTGCGCCGTCGCGGTAGTGCCGCCAGCGCCCATGGCAAAATAGGTCTGCGTCGCGACGAAGGTTTCGGTATAGGTGCCGGGAGCGGCGCGCTGCACCCCGCCCGGCACGATGCCAATCGTTCCGCCTGTAACACTGTCAACTGTGTAAGTTGCCGTATAGGACGAGCCTATATTGAGAACCGCGTTATGGTAAGCATTTCCCGTCGTCGCCGTCCAGACACCCTTGCCGCCACTGATAGTAACCCCGGCGTCTAAAATCCACCATCCGCCCCCATTAAAACCGGGGTCGCCGCAAATCTCAGGCCCAAGCGCCACTGCCGACGAGATGAGCGTCGATCCCGAACGATAAAGCTGGTTCTTGAAGTCGAGGTACAGGGCGTAGCCAGCCGAGGGGTCGGCGATGCCGCCAGTCCTCGACAGGCCGAGGCCCAAGCGCAATCCCCTCATGGCGCGCTCCTACAGGTGGCGAAGTTTGGAGTAGTGAATGACCAGCTCGGCCAAGATCAGCGGGGCCAGCGCAAGGCCAGCCCCGATGCCGAGCGAAATGACGAACAGGCGGATCATTCGGCTTCGTCCAGCGACTGGAGGAAGCGATGCTTGGCGTATTCAAGCAGGCCCAGCGTCATCACGCGGTTGCAGTCAGTTCCGCAACCAATCGTCGTCGGCTCGCCATACATATCCACGATAATCACAATGGCGCGTAAGACTTCGCCGAACTGCCCGTTCGCGATCTCGTCGGCAACGGAGTGGATTGTGGCGGGAACGTCGGTGATATTGATTGTGTCAAGTTTGACCACGTTGTCGGGGGCGACCAGGCGAAGGCTCATCGCGCCCTCGTTAAACATAGCTCGACCAAGCAACCGAAGAACTCGATCTCGACCACAATACCCCGTGTCGTGCGATTGTCGTCCAGGCAGCTAGTGCACTTGCGGACGATTATGCTCATCGCGCCGCTTTCTTGGCTTCGGTAATGTCGGGGCGCGGAATCTTGGCACCGGACACACCGCTGATGTAATCCGCGAACTCATCGGCGAGGTTCATTATCCCCTCGACGTTCCCCGGCTCGCCCTTCCACGCCATGGACGCGGCGCAAATCGCAATGGCGTGGATAATCCGCTCAGCCGCCGCTACGTCGAGGTCGGGCATGGCACGGGCCAAGGCATTGCTTGTCGCCTTTCGGTAAACACGGCGCTTGCGGGCGTATTCGCTCACCGCAAGACTCCTGGAATTATGCCGCCGAAACCTGAGCTATCGCGCCGTTCATCATTTCATGTGTCGGCTGGAGGGAGCGGCTTCGGCGGCGCCGCGTCGCTACGACGTAGGCGCGGAACGGAAAAGGCCCGCCGTTGGGCGAGCCTCGATGCGCTCTGGGCGCAGTTACAATTTTAGAATACGGCTTCGCGTATAGCAGCTTTTGTAACTGCCGTCAATAGGGGAACGGCAGTTGAACGCATAATTATTTCGATGGTTCCCCCAACACCGATTTGTCGAGGCTCGCCAGCATCCGCTCCAGCGTCTCGCGCAGCTCGTCAATGCTTTCGCCGATGACGCCAACCGGGCTTTCCGTCCACACGGTTCCGCCGTCGATGTCGTAGAACGCCTCGTGAATGCCAAGCCATTCCTCCCCGTCCTCGATTGAGCGCACCACGCGATGATTCCAGGCGCTCATGCTGCCCACCTCGCGGGGAGGCAGCCATCAACCAATGCGGCCAGCGCCCGAATGCAAGCCTCAAGCCGCCCATAGTCATCCGCCGTTGGAAAGCGCATGAACGTTGGAACCCTGCCCCGTTGCAGCAGCTCGTGGTCAATGATCGCCTGCGCCCAGCCCGTGATGTCGTCGCCCCAAGCCTTATCCACCACGAGGTCAAACAGGCACTCCCGGTCATATCCCGCAAGCGCGTCGTCCATGCGGCTGAATAGCAGGTCGCGTCCGGTTGGGCCGTCATAGCTATTGGTCGATTTGTCGGCGCGCTCGAATGTGCCCATTTTGGGCGCGGTGGCCTGATAGCGATTCCAGTATAATTCGCCGTAGAGCCGCCCCTTGTCGCGCAATTCCTGCGGGTCAATCCCGTGGCCGTCGAGCTTGCCCAATGCGTGAAGCTGGCCGATGCCGTCGCAAACGTCTTGGTCGATCTCGCCCACCCTGCCGTCCGGGCCTTTGGTCGGGGTGACGAATGCGAACAGCTTGCGGCGGGCAAGGATATGCTCGCACGGATCGACCCGAGTTTCGCGCGCCAGCTTGTCGGGCTTGGCTTGCGACAGCCTGCCCCCGACGCGCCTTCCGGCCTTACGCCTGTTCGCCATGATCGCCCTCCATAACCAACGGCATCATCCACACCGCCACTTGCGGCGGCCCGCTCGTTGGCGAGGTCCAGAACAGGTCGCGCTCCGCGTCGTATGCAATTCGCCCGTGCCGAATTAGATATCCAGTGCAAGCGACGGCAAACAACCCGTCGTGAATGCCGATGCGTTGAAGACGGGAAATACAGCGGTCTGTGAAGGCGCGATTTTCGCTCATTCCTTGCCCTTCCTCCGCAAGCTCGCCGGCCGATCCAGCAAAGCCTCAAGAAACCGTATCTCCCCGTCGACCCACGACCTAACCCGATAGAGCAGGACTAGCTTGGCTTGGTGAACGGGGCGGTCGGTCATGCTGCGATCCCTACATCAGCGAACATTCCGGCGGCGGCTCTGATGCGGCGCTCGGCAATAGCGGCATATTCTGGCGACAGTTCGCACCCGATGGCGTTGAATTGCTCGGCGTCGGCTGCGATCAGGGTCGAGCCGCTGCCCATGAACGGGTCGAGGACTGTCCCGCCGGGCGGCGTGATGAGGCGACACAGCCAGCGCATCAGGGCTTGCGGCTTCACGGTCGGATGATTGTTGCCCTCGCCGCGCTCCTCGGCGCTTACCTTGGCCGAATAGAAGAAACGGGCGGCAGTGCCGGAGTCGCTATACATTTGCCCGCGCTCGAAGGCTCCTTCGCTCGGCAGTATTCCGACATTGCGCGGGGTGTTCTCAAATGTTTTCCCGCCCGCGCGCTTCGCGGTTTCTGGGTTGTTGCAGTAGGAGCGTGCATCAGGAAACCCCGCCAGCACTTCATCGCTACCATCGTGGATGATGTTGGCGGGCCAGCGGCCTAGTGCTGGCGCGCTGTATTCTTCAGCTATTGGCTTATATCCGCTGTTCGTATCGTTCCATGTGCCCTTGCCAGTGCGTCCTTGCGGGCCTTGCGGATAGTGCCAAGCGGGCTTACCATCCTCCGTCTCAATCCGGCACCCGTCAATATTAATCGCCCCGGTGCCATACTCCATCACGTTCCGGGCTACCGTCCCGATCAGCGGCTTGCGGGCGAGCGCGATAGGCTCCCATGCGGGCTTGAGCGCGGTTCCCCATCCTTGCCATTCGCCGTCAAGGTTATGAGATTTGGGGAATCCCGAACCATATACCCAAGCAAGCTGGTCGCGTATCTCGAACCCCGCGTCCTCAATCGCCACGGCCATGCGGTGATAGGTCCGCGTCCCGCTGAACGCGACGATATGCCCGCCCGGTTTCAGCACTCGCAGCACCTCGGCCCATGTTTCCTGCTGGAACGCGACATCGCCGCCGTCCCATGTTTGACCCATAAAGCCCTTGCTTGCGCGAGCGTAGGCGCCGGTCTTGCCGACTTTCGCCGGGGCTGCGTTGGCGGCACCGAACCGCTTGACGATGCTCGTCAGATGATAAGGCGGATCGCACACAACCGAGTCCACACTCGCGTCGGCAAGCTCCCCCATCCGTTCGCGGCAGTCGCCGATGAGAATGCGAACGCTCATGCTGCCAGCTTCCCCGCCAGCGTTTCGAGCAGCTTGGCGACCTCGTTTGCACCGATCGTTTCAACCTCGTCGCGGGGGGCGGGCAATCGCTTGGGTGCATCCGCTTTAGCATCGGCCTTGCGCCAGCCCCAACGCCTGCCGATGGCCTCAAGGATCGTCGGGACAATCTCTGACGGAAAGCGGCAACGCTTGCGGGCTTCGGCGCAGCCATCGGCGAGGAGATCGGCGGGAATGCCGGACAGGGCCATGCGCGCCGCCTTCAGCCATTGCTCGCGTTCGTTGGCCGTCATGCCGGACGGAACGACTAAGACTAAGCAGGAAGCGAGCTGCGCGGTTCCCTCGGCCTTGCTTGCCGGAACGAGGTTAAAACGGGGCGTGGGGGTCGTCACCAATGACGGCGTAGACGGCCTCGCTTGTGCGGCTTGAATGCTGTTGTCGTTGGTCATATCGTGGTTTCCGTTCGTCCGCTGAAATGAGCCAGTTGATGAAGGTTCGCTGCCAGTTGGTTCGGCAGGCATCCTTGCCCGCTCGGGCCATCCAGTAATTTCGGAACTTGGCGATCTCCCGCTCAACCTCGCCTGGCTGCCAGCGTTCGACCATCGTCAGCGCCTTGCCGTTCAGAGGTTCTGGCTTCCAATCATCCCGCAATCGACACCCGCGCGATTCAGTGGTGGGTATGGGGGATATAGGGGGGGTTATTTTGAAGGGGTCCGGGGAAACTTTTAGGGGGGGCGTAAGGGGGAAAGGGGAATTCGTGATTTCCGCGTCGGTCACGTCCGTTCCCGTGACTTCCCGTGATTTCCGCGCCTTGCGATCCCGGTCATTCGCTCGCCGGGCGTCGATGGCCTCTTGCGCCGTCTCGCCAGCGAACAGCCGCTGGGCGACAGCCGCCAGCAACTCAGGCGGCGTCCCAGCTTCTGCCATTAGGGCAACAAGGTCGGCGGCGGTGGTCATGCGGCGTATCTTTCTGCTTGCTTGTTCACGCCTTGTTCTATAGCATTTCCCGATGCGATTGGGTGGGCGGATACGGATTGATCCCCCGAAATCGCATACATAACGGTCGAATGATCGCGGTTGATCGCCCGTCCGATCTGAGGGAAGCTGTAGCCTTCGCGGCGGGCTTGGCGGGCAATCCAACTGCGGCAGCGGACAAGGGGTTGGCGGCGACTGTCCGAGCGCACGTCTTTAAGCGGAAGTCCGAACAGCAGCGCCCCAAAGACGGCAAGTTCGGCCAGCGGATACGGCACAGAGGCCCATTGCGAAATGCGGTCGGCGTCGGTCATTTCCCCTCCCCACTAAAGCTAAGTTCATTCCTGAACCGCGCCTTCATCCGCTTCACCAATTCGACCTCCAGGCCGTATGTGTTGGCGACGAAGCGCGATTGTGTCTTTTCGAGCTGACCGACGCGGGCCATGTCGCGGATGAAGCGATAGGCGTGGATTACACGGCGAAGGCGGGTGTAGCTCATGCGGCTGCCTCCGCAGCAACCACGTCCCAATCGCTATTCGTATCCGACCAGCGGATTTGCCCGGCGAGATATGGCCCGCCACGTTCCTTGTTACGGAACTCCACCACCAGCTTGCTTGCTGTGCGGGGGCGTTTGAACTGGGTTGGGGTCATGAGACGTCGCCATCGGACTTGCCGATCACCATTGCCCGATAATCGCGCATGGCTTTCCCGCGCACGAATTGGGTGACGACGCCGGTTTGCTTATGCTTCCGCCATACGGACGCATCCGCCTTGCCGCGCGCTGGCTCGATGAATATTGGCGCGAACAGGCCGGGGCGGATTTCCTTGCGCCACACGTTGATTGTCCGCATCCGGCGGATGCCGCCAGTGTGGGATGCGATAACGCCGTAGCCCATGTCGCCCCAGAAGTCGTTTGCCTCTAAGTCGAAGCCGCAGCGGAGTGTGACAGACGAAGCATTGTGGCGCTCGGCGTATTCTTCCATCGCGGCCACCAGCGCCGCCCCGTAAAGGCGGCGGCGGGCATCGTATTGGATGCAAACCTGATGGCACTTTACGTCAACCGCCCCGGCCCCCATGTAAATATAGCCGCACGGCTCGCCGTTAAGCAGGCCAAGGAAAATGCGGCCCCGCTCGGCCTCGCGCTCGAACACTTGGCGCGGATAAAATGAAAGCGCTTCGGCATTCTTCCGCTGGAGGTCGTCAACATACAGCAGCAGCGACGGGTGGTCTTGCACGATGATGAAGTCCGTCACGACAGCACCCCGCAGCAAGGCGCCCCGGCAGCGCGCAGGGCCGCATGAGCCTCGTCGGGCGACCGGACTATGCTAACGGGGATGCCAAGCGTCCCTAGCAGCGCGTGGATAGCCTTTTGCTCGTCGCTGGTGCGGCTTCCCTTGGGGCGCTTAACCTCCAACATCGCCGAGCCGTTCGCCCACAAGCAGCAAATGTCCGGGCAACCCTTGACCAGGCCGTCGCCAAGCAATGCACCCATTTGCCGCGCCCGCTGTCCGGCATTGCCCGCCAGCACAGCCCCGTTGGGGACGGCGAAGGTGAATACCTTGGGGAACGCGACACGCAGCAGCTTGATAATCGAGCGCTGAACCGCCCGCTCATTCGGTATGATGATCGACCCCCCGGTCGCCACGGCTCAGCAGCCGCCCAACGCAGGAGACGGCGGCAATCCGCATTCTTCGCGAAGCTGGCGAGCAACGGCGCGATAGTCGGGCTTGGCCTTGCGGTGGCGAAGGCTGGCGAGGTATCGGGCTGCGAGGCGGGCTATCATTTGCCGCACTTCGCGCAATTCGCCATGTCGAAGTGGCACTCGACGAGCCATGCGGCGGCGTCCTCGATTTTATCGAAGGCGAACACGCGGCGGGCGTCGCTGCTGATCCGGTAATCGGTGAAAATAAATCCCCGTTCGCAGGCCTCAAATTGAAGTGTTCGTGATAGGGCTGTCATGCGGCCTTCTCCATTGACTCGGGCATCGGGAGGTTCAGGATGCGCTGACTGGCGCGGAAAGCCTTTTCGGCTTCGTCCATCAGGTGATAGGCAAGGCGGGATTCAAGGTCGGGCCATGCCTTCACCGCCTTCAACCATGCGGTGACGCCCATCTCGGCCTCGCCAGCGATATACTGCGCCACAGCCTCGTCGGAGCGCGACATTGTTTCCGCCATCTCATCGAGGGTGAGTTTGTTGGCGTTCTTGGTTTGCAGCAGCGCGGCGCCGATGCGGGCCAGCGCCTCGCGTTTTGCTAAGCCAAGGATTATTGGCGCCGACATCGCTACACACCCCCGTCATGGAAGGAGGGAATCTCGACGCCCGGGACATGCGGCCAGTCGCCTTGGCATCGCTCATCGAGCGTATCGTCAGCCGCGCCCGAGAGGCGGCAGCACCCGAGAACGAACAGCCCGGCGAAGGCGAGGAACAGGGCGTAAATGGCGATGGCGTCCATTTAGATGATCCCCGCCAGTTGCCAACTAATCCACCCGATGCTCGCCAAACCCACGGCGACACACAGGCACAGGAGCAGGGCTGGCGGAGCCATGACGAGCAGCCCGGTGACCGCAAGCGGAGTCAGAAATATGCACGAGGCGATTGCAAAACGCTTCATGCCACATCGCTCCAATCGTCGTTATCGTTCGCGGGCGATGGGGTGGGCGTCGCATGGGGAGCGCAGCGACGCCCGTTGGCGAAGGGAATCGCCAAGATCATGCGGCAATCCTTCCCGGCGCAGTTGTCAGCCTGTCAAAGTCAGCCAGCGCGACCGGGATGCCCCGGCGCATGAGTTCTTGAGCGACCGCAATGCGCCACTTTGGAGGGACGCCCGCGTCGCGCTGGCGCCATTTAAGACGCCCCGCTTCGCCCGCGCCCAAATCTGCGGCGACATCATCGACTAGTTTCCAAGATAGGGTTGTTTCGGACATGGCGACATGATTGGACACATCGTCCAAAGTTGTCAAGCCCCCGTGTCAAAAGACCTTGGGACGCTTTGGCGCTATTCTTCGGGCATGGTGGGAATGTCAGAAGAACAGGCCTTCAATGAGGCCTTGTGTGCGCGGACGCATAAACTCCGTAATGATCGCGGCTGGACTTCCGCCCAAATGGCGACCGCCCTGGGCGTTCCGCCCGACCGCTATCGCAAATACGAATACCGCTCGCCGCTGCCTCACTATCTGATCCAGCGGTTCGCACTGATCGTCGGGCGCGAGATCGAATATATTTTAACCGGAAAGACCACGGCGAATCGCGCCCAAAGGCCGGAAAGCGCCCGAAAACTGGCATAAATGACTTGGACAGATTGTCCTTGACATAGTTGGACGATGTGTCCAATATCACTCCCAACAACAACGGGAGTGAATCATGGCAAGCCGCACATACGAAGTTACGTCCCCAACGGGCAAGGAAACGCTGGCCTATGGCGACGATGAAATCGAAACCTTTATCATTGATCCTGCGGCTCGTAGGCGCCTGGCTGCTGGCGAGACGGTTGAGGAAATAAAGCTCGGCCAACGCACCGGCCACTTCTTTCGCCTCGCGGTGTTCGCATGACCCGCCCGCCCTATCCTGCCGGGATGCTCGCAGGCCTAGAAGCCTTCGTGAAGCAATGGAACGCCTGCGGGCCGAACAGCGACTTTGGGCGCCAGTTCAAGGCTGTCCGCGATGCCGCCATTAAGGCGCTTGCCGAACAGGTGTCGGCATGAACCGCGCCGACGCCCTGCCGCTCGCTCGTCGGCTTGCCGCTGCCGTTTGCGACATCGACACTGACACCGCTGGCTATGCCGACTACATGCGCGAAGGCAAATATGACGACGAGCGCGAGGTTCAGTGCGCGCTCGCTGGAGTATTGGCCGGACATCGGCTCGCCATGCGCGCCAAGCCGGTTCTCGTGGCAGACGCCACATGACCGACCCCTTCACCATTACCGACGCCCAACACCGCGAGGTCATGGCCCGTGCCGTGGCGCTTGCAAGCGAGCCTCGCCGTAACGGCATGGCATGGCGCAACCTGTTGAAGGCGATTGCCGTCATTCAGCCTGATGACGGGCTGGACGCGATGATCGACACGCTGGACTATGAACTTGGGCTTACCGGGGTCGATGATACCGGAACGCTGTGGGTCAAGACCGGGTTTGGCATGGGGGCGGCGCGATGAGCGCGTCAGCGACCGCCTGTCGGATGTTCCGGTGCGACCATTGCGACGAAACCTTCCACAACGAATGGACGGAGGATGAGGCGCGGGAGGAATACGCCGCTCACTTCCCCGGAGATATTGGTGAAGAGACGGTCAGCCTCTGTGATGACTGCTATTGCCGCGCCGTTGCGTGGGCGAAGTCCGAGGGACTGATCGCAGGAGGTGAAGCATGAGCGCGCTCAAGAACGCCTTCCATGACGAACTGGAAGCCAGGCGCGCCGCCGAGGCCGGTGAAGCCAACACCTATCGCGGATGGTCGGTGTCCTTCGAATACGGCCGCGACTATGACGCATTGTATGAGGGCGCAGAGGACGGATGGGTCGACAACGGCCACAAGGCAGAAGGTCGGACGCTCGATGAACTCTACACCGAGATTGATGAGTGGTTCGTTGAAAACGGTCAGTTCGGAGTGGGCGCATGAACCCCGCCGCCAGCCTCTACGCTTCCGCCGATCTAGCTGAAACGCGCGGTCGTCACGCCCTTGCCGGTTTCTATCGCGACATGGCGAGAGACGCCCAATCACTGCCGAGCCTCTATCATAATTGGGCGAAGCAAGCCGCTGAATATGTCATGAAGGAGCAAGGACGATGATTGGCGTTGGTGATTTGGTGGTCTGTGTTGATGCGGCACCACTGACTTGGGGCGCCATCACAAACCTTCGCGAAGGCAAAATTTACCGGGTTAGCGGCCTCGACGTGGTCCGCGATTGCCCCGACGGATACGTGGGTGAGGCCGCGCTGTGGCTTGATGGCGTCCCCCCGACAACTTGCGGCAATGGCAGGCTCGCCCGCCGCTTCCGCAAAGTCCAGCACGACAAGCGCGAGGCTTGCGAAACCGAGTTCGTCACCCTGCTTAACCGCGCAAAGGTGAAGGAGCCGCAAGCATGACCGACCTCGACACAATGCTCGCTCGTTGGGATAGCGGCGAGGGGAAACCATACAAAGGCCAGTTGATTGATTGGGCCGCCTTCGAGGCCGAGCCCGCGAACATCGGCTGTATGTGCGCTCAGGGTCAAGTCCTTCATCTGCTCGCCGGGTGGTCGCCGCAAAAGCTGCGCGACACCGATCAGGACAAAGCCGACAAAGCGGTTGCCAAGCAACTCGGTATTAGCATCGCCCACGCAATCTTGCTGCGCTCGGTCAACGACAAGGTTGATGGCGCGCCATCGATTGTTCTGACGCATCCTGAAAAGATACTCGGCGATCAGGCGCAGATCGTTTTGCGGTTCTGGCGGCATCTCGACCGCATGAAAGCGAAGGATTGGCAGAAAGTGGCCGCCGCTAGGGCCGCCGCTATGGACGCCGCTATGGACGCCGCTATGGACGCCGCTATGGACGCCGCTGGGGCCGCCGCTAGGGCCGCCGCTAGGGACGCCGCTAGGGCCGCCGCTGGGGCCGCCGCTTGGGCCGCCGCTTGGGCCGCCACTATGGACGCCGGATACGCCTGCGGCGAAATCCAGGGCGCGGCCATCATGCGCGAACGCGGCCAGCCGTTCTTTTTCCTGCCGATGTTCGGCTTCGCATCGCCCGAGGAGATTCCAGCATGAGCCGCTTTATCTCGCAGGGCGGGGCGCACAACTGGCGCAGTCATCGGCCTTACCGCCCAACCTCGCTGCCCCCTTCGCATGAACCGCACCCCGTTGCCCGAATGATTATCCTCGCAGGGTTGGCGGCGTCTGTTCTGATTTGGTTTGTGTAGGAGAGTGATGTGAACGCCGAAACCGCCGTTGCAGCCGGGCCGCTTGCGCTCTTGCGCCAGCCCTTCCCCGCGCACCACATCAGCAAGCTACCAAAGCCGACGAAGAAGCAGACTGACGATGTAAAGGCGGACTTCAAGAAGGGCATTCGTTGCGCGATCTGCGGCGCTTGGCATCACCCCGATGTTGTCCACTTGGATTATGTCGGCCACGCCGCGCTGACAGACCGGCTGCTTGACGCCGATCCCGAATGGTCATGGGAGCCTGTTGGCTTCACCCCCGAGGGGTTGCCCGCCCGCGACCAGAATGGCGGGCTGTGGATTAAGCTGACGGTCTGCGGCGTAACTCGCTACGGGTATGGCGCTGCTGACGGCAAGACAGGCGGCGATGCGGTCAAGGAAATCATCGGCGACGCGCTCCGCAACGCGGCGATGCGCTTCGGTGCTGCGCTCGACCTTTGGCACAAGGGGGACCTCCATCCTGATGATGCGATGGAAACCCATGACACTGAAACCGGCGAGATAATCGACGCCAAGCCCGTAAGCCCGCCCCGTGAAAAGCTTGAAGGCCCATATCCGGCGATGACGACGCTGAAAGCCGCAATCAAGGCGTTCGCGGAAAGCCTGCGTATCTACAATGACGACGCGGCGGGCTTCAATGCCTGGATGGAAACGCCCGAGGTCATCGAACTTGAGCAAGCCGCCATGCGCTACATTCCGCAATGGTGGGACACGGGCGAGGGAATGCCCGCCGAATATGAACCGATGACCAGCCGGATCGAGCGCAAGCGCCGCGAACTGGAAGAACTCGACAGCATCGCAAATTCGCCCGGCGCCAAGAGGGTGCGGGCAGGATAAAGGAGACTAACATGGTTGAACGTCTAGACTGTCTGACCGTCCGCGAAAGCAACGGTAAATCGTATTTCACAAAGCTGGGGGCCGCCTTCCCCGCCAAGCAGGGGCCGGGCTGGACTGTTTTGCTCGATGCCATGCCGGCGTCGGTCGATGGCCAGTTCAAGCTGATCTTGCGCGAGCCGCTACCGCCGCGTGACAATCAGGCGCATCGCCAATCCGCGCCCGTTGGTGACCTAGACGACGAAATCCCCGGTTTTTAGATGTTACCCGCACGCATCAGCAAGCAATCCGGCAAAAAGGACGTTGGGAAGCGTTCGCCTGGCCATCGCAATTTTGTGCGTGGCCATGCTTGTTGCTCGTGCGGGTCAACTACCGCAATCGAATGCGCCCATGTTCGCACCGGGACTGACGGGGGCATGGGTCAAAAGCCCTCGGATAAATGGACGATCAGCTTGTGCAAAACTTGCCATGCTCGTCAGCATCAAATCGGCGAAGGCCCGTTTGAGCGGCGACACGGCATCGACATGAAGGCGCTGGCGATGGAGTTCCTCGCTAAGTCGCCACACAAGCATAAGCTCATGGGAGACGATAGATGAGGTTTTTGCTCGTTTTGATTATGTTCGCGCTCTCTTGCAATGTCGCGGTAGCATTCGCCGGTTTAGCGGCGGTTCTCGCGCGGGGCGGTTCAGCGTGGGCCGACCCCGTTGGGTTCTTCGGCCTAGGGCTGGCCGGGTTGGCGTTCATTACGTCGTCCGTGTTCGTCTGGCGGCATACATGACTCACCGCACGATCCTCCGCGACCAGTGGACGCGCACCCGCGCGAAGCTGCTTATCGACCATGCGCCCGACGGCTTCATTGTCGAGGTGCGGGAGCCGAAGCGGTCATTGGAGCAGAACGACCGATTTTGGTCAATGTTGACAGACATTAGCATCGCAAAGCCAATGGGCCAGCGATATACGCCGGATGAGTGGAAGCCGCGCATCATGCAAGCGTGTGGGTTCGAGTGCCAGTTTTTGCCCGGCATCCTCGACGGCCATCCGTTCCCGGTTGGGTTCAAGTCGTCGCAGCTCACCAAGGCGCAAATGTCTGCGCTGATGGACTGGATGCAGGCGTGGGGTGACGAACAGGGCGTTCGGTGGACGCCAGAACGAAAGGACATTGCAGCATGACGATCAGCTCGATTGGGAGGAAGTCGTGAGCGACAGGGGCGTGGCGGGGAAGAACGAGCCGGATTGGTATGTCGCCGCGCGCGGGCTTGCCGCTGCAATCATGTTCCAGCGGGGAACGCGCGGCATTCATGTCGTTGGCCGTGATGGGCGCACTCGCATGGGCTGCGTTGACTTGCTCGGGTGCTACGCTGTTGATGAGGCGGCCAAAGAGTTTTGCGGGGCGGCGGGAATTGAGTTCCGGTCGTTGGAGCCGCCGACTGAACACGAAGCAATGTTTATGATGGCTGCGGGCTTACGGTGGCTTGACTGGCTACAAAATGCGGCAGCGATCCGCGCCGATGCGCGTGGGACGGGCCATAAGTCGAAGGTGGATTTGTCCGCGCTCGCGCAAGCGATCGAAGCCCGTAGGGCGGCGACAGGGAACACTGACGCCGTTCACGAGAGCGCGGTCGCTGTAAGCGATGCGCCCAAGGGAGGTCGCCATGACTAGCACCAGGGACATATCAGAAGCGGTTGAGCGTGTGCGGGTCTATCTTAACGAGCGGGTGTGGCTGCCTGGCGCAGCAATTGATCGGGGTTCTGACTTCAGCCCAACCATTGACGACCTCCGCACCCTCCTCGACGCCACCACAGCCCTACAAGCAAGGGTGGAGGACGCGATGGCGAAGATCGAGGAATATGTCCGCGATGCCTTCGACGGAAACATGGTGGCGCCACAAGCGCTCGACGCGATCAGCGAGATTGCCCGCGCCACTCTCGCACGAAAGGATAGCTGAACCATGAGCGGACAGCCCGCGATCAACATGGCAAAGCGGCTTTACCGCGACGAGCACGGCTTGGAGTATCCGATTAGCGGATGGGTGGATTCGATGGGTTGCGATTGCGAGCCCGAACATGCCGTGGCGGCTTGGGCTGGGCATGAGGGCCGATGGATTGCTTTGGAACTGTCCGGCTTGGCGGATTGGGATCGCCCGTGACCCGCGCACATAACCAGAAGGAGGAAGATCGTGGGTGAAATTATCAGAACAGACGTGGGCAACGGCTGGCAAAGGGTTTCCCACACCTACGACGCCGAGGTTATTGTCAACCCGCCTTGGTGGGTGTTCTGGCGTAAGTCATACCGCGAAATGCGAACCTTTACGACAAGTGGCTATGCCAAAGAAGGTGCCGACGACAATTCACTGCTTACCATATGCCAAACGATTGAACTGGGCGCCCAATGACCGGCACCAACCAGATGGCCGCCGCAGCAACGCCACTGATTGAACGATTGCGCGCGATACCGAAGGACGCTCGGCTGTGGTATGAACACTCGTCAACGCATCACAGCCACCACCCGGTCGGATTGATGGCGCACGAGGCCGCAGAGGCTCTCCAAGACAAGGGCGTCTTGGCGCTGCGTTCGTGCAATGTGGAGGCCGCAATCACTGGCGAACTTGAACGACAGGGCGTGGCTTACGGCGGCGTGGATACTCGCGCTCTCGCCGAAGCCGTCCTAACTGCGCTTGCCTCCAGCCCGGTCACTGGAGACGCCTCGCCAGCCCCTGTAGCAACCCCTCTAGGTGATACGGGAGAGTTGAAGGCTCAGGTCAGCGACTCTGCGCTCTTGTGGGGGAAGGTGCAATGCGCGCTAATCCATGACACCACGGCTGACAAATTCACCCTAGAAACGCTCGCGGAGTGCGGCAAAGAAATCACCCGCCTCGAAGCCGAGATCGCCGCTCTGCGTGAACCCGTTGTGACGGAGGAAATGATCAGCGCAGGCTATCGGATGCTTGACCCCCCATACGCCAGCGACCGCGAACACGAGCGGGATCGTGTCAAGCGCATCTACCTCGCCATGCAACGCGCCGCACCCAAGGTGGTGAAATGATGCCGCTCCTTACCCGCCTGCTGTGGTTTGTTGCATACCGCTGGTCTAGGCCCGATAAGGTGGTGAAGTGAGGTGACGGCCCGCGCCGCCTTTCGCCAGGCCGACCTAACCCGCGCCGTCAAGGCTGCGGAAGCGGCGGGATTGCGGGTGGCGCGGATAGTTATCAACGATAACGGCATTGAGGTGGTGATCGGGGAGCGCGATGAGGGCGGCGCCCGTCGCAACCCGCTGGACAGGCTTCATGCCGCGTAAGCGCAAGCTAGACCGCTATGTGTCGGTGTTCGTGGATCGCCACGGCAAGGAGCGGTTCCGGTTCCGTAGGGACGGCGTGTCGCTGTATCTGCCGCCGCCGGGTTCGCAAGCCTACCGCGACCGCTACAACGAGGCGCTTAACGGCGTTCGCATAGTCCGCGCTCGCCCCGGCACGTTCAACGAGCTGGTGAGCAAGTTCTATCAATCGACCGAGTTCAGGAAGGCCGGGCCAAGTTGGCAGGCGACCATGCGGCAATACATCGAAACCGTTAGGAGCGAGCTTGGCGACGACGCGGTGGTGAACTTTCGGCCCAAGGACATCAACCGCCTAATCGCCGACCGGATGGTGAAGCGGCAAGTGGGGAAGCGGGTTCACGGCGGGACGGCATCGGCAGAACGGCTGCGCGAGGTGCTGCTGCGGCTGTTTGAGTTCGCGGTCGTCGAGGAGATGCGTGGCGACAACCCGGTCATTAAGTCGACGAAAGTCGATCATAGGGGGGATGGCTTTTACGCCTGGACGGAACGCGACATCGCGCAGTTCCGCGCCCGCTGGCCTCTGGGTACAAAGCCGAGGCTGGCGATGGAGTTGATGCTGTGGACGGGATCGCGCCGGGGCAATGCCCACACCATGCCGCCGCCGGTCGATGGCCGGTTCCGCACGATAGCGGTCAAGACGGGCAAGGAAATCGACCTGCACGTCGCGCCAGCCCTACAGGCGGCAATCGCCGCAATGGATAAGGTTGGCACGGCCACGCTGATAGAAACCAGCTTCGGCAAGCCCTACACCGCCGCAGGGTTCGGCAACTGGTTCAAGGCCCAGTGCCTCACGGCGGGGCTGCCCAAATGCACCGCGCACGGGCTGAGGAAGGCGCTTACCAGGCGCGCCGCCGATCTGAATGTGTCGCAGCAAAGCCTCAAGGCGCTGGGCCAATGGACGGGAGACCGAGAAGTGGCGGTTTATGCCGATACAGCGAATCGGAAACGGCTTGCGGGTGGGGCGCTAGATCAGGTCGCGGAATGGGAACAAAGCGGGTGCATTGTCTAACCGGCCAATTCGGCTGTGTCTAACAATGCGCCATGCTTGGCTAAAAACGGCAAGAAACGCCTTGACAATGGCAGGGGCAGGGGGCTAGGCATTAGATAATGGAAACAACGCCAATCTTGACTAACCCGGCCCTTCGCGTCCCAGCTTGGCCTAGATAGCCGACCCGGTGCGATTGTCCAACCCGAAGGAGAGTAATTTGATTGTCGCGCCGCACTTGCCAATCGGCTCCCCGGAGCGCGCCGCCTTCTTTAGGGAGTCCCGGCGCACGTTTAGCGAGGATTGGGAGGCCGCAGAGAGGGCTGTGGTGCGGGAAGCGATGATCGCTAAGGGCGATCTCTATTTCGTCCGCGCCGGCGATGCCGTTAAGATCGGCCACACGGCTAACATCGTGAATCGCCTTGGCAAGATGCAAGCCGACAATCACGAAAAGCTAGATTGCCTTGTCTTGCTAAGGGGCAGGGGCCACGAAGAAAAGCGGTGGCATAAGGATTTCGCAGCGACGCATATTCGCGGGGAGTGGTTTCTGTGGTCGCCAGAACTGGAACGGGCGATGAAAACCGCAGCGGCCAGTCTCGCCCCCTGTCTAGATGGAGGTGAGTGATGACGGTAAAAACTGATGTCGCCTATCGCGCGGAGCGATACGACAAGGACAGCACTCGGATTTTGTGCGCTGGCGGTTGGGTTGTTGCAATGATTGAGCGATTGAGTAACGATCGGTGGGTCATTTGCGTCGGCGATCAGCGATACGCCGCCAAAACTTTTGCAAGCGCCAACGCCGCCTTTGGTTGGTGGAAATCGCGCCACGCCGAGACAGGAGGCCAATGATGGATAGCTTAAGGGATGAGGTGGCGGCGCTTGTAATCGACCACATCGACGGGCCTGAGTCGGATGTCGAATGCACCCGCGCTGAGTTCTACGAGGGCTGCGCGGAACTTGCCGACCGCATCCTCGCCATTCCCCGTATTGCTGAGGCGCTGAGCCTGCTTGGCACCGCACAGGAGCGCTATCTGCGCGCGCTGCGGCCATACGACGGTAGCGGCGACCATGCGCGTTTCAACTCGTTGCAAAACGTCTCGCCGCTTGCCCTTTACCTGGAGCCTGGCGACGGCGCTACTTCGCCTGACAACCCTCAAGAATCCCCGCCTAGCGCGCCTTAAGCTGTTGCTCGACCCAATCTATCAGGCGGTCGTGCCGTTCCTCGTTTTCTGCGGCTCGCAAAAGCTGATCGGCCTCAAGACACAGCCCGGTCGCCTGAGGAGTTCCGGCCCCGGATTTGCCATTCGGGGATGCTCCGGCGCTACTGGTAGAACCCTGAGGGGCGGCAGTTCCTTGGCGCAGCTCGCGGCGAAGGCGCTCAAGGCGATCAGTAAGATTGGCTTGCACGTCATTGGTTATCGCCTCCTGGCGTTGCTCGATTGCCTTGACCTCGGCGCGGTTCTTGTCCGCCGCGTCGGCTTGGGCCTTTACGTATGATGCCCGGTCGGTTGCGCGAAGAGCGGTCAGTTCGTTGACCCGCACGGTCAAATGCCCGCTGTGGCGACGCTCCAGGCCGAGTTGGACCCGAAACATGAGGGCCAGCGCGACAACGCCGACCAGCGCGATTTGCGACAGGTTCAGGCGCTTCGCAAAGTCCCAAATGGCGAGCAAGATTGGCATTTGACTATACTCCGAAAATCGGGTAACGCAAGCATTGGTTGCGGCGTTGGATTGGGGTTTCTCGGTCGCGTGACGTAGCCATGGTTGCGGCAGCGCAGTTGAGTGTGCGCTTAGGCAGGTCAAAGCCGAGACGCCGAATTGACACGTCGGAATAACTCGCCGGTATCAAGCCCGGCCCGCAACCAACCTACCGCTTGACCGCGCCCCTGAAATCGGGTAACGCAAGCATTGGTTGCGGCGTTGGATTGGTAGCAAACCCGCAGCAAGGCGACGTTCGAGCGGAGTGATCCCGCTAGGGCGCACAAGCCCCGCCAGCGGACGGCACACGCCGCTAAGCGTAGCATTTCCCGCTGGCAGACCGGGGCCGCCGTCTGCCAAGCCCACTGCTAGGATTTGCACAAGTAAGTTTCGCTTAACGGCGTGACGAAGGTTAGCGGATAGTCGGGGTTCAGCGCATTGATGATGGCCACCACCCGCCCGGTCGATTGTTCGATGACGGCGCCGCCGCTCATGCCGTGGTAAACCCGCCCCTTAAGAATGGCCTGGTGTGGCGCGGCCTTTCGGTTAGTGCCGATAAGCATTTGCACGTCGGGCGCGTCCCCGTCGGGATAGCCCATTGCCATATAAACGCGGCCTTCCTGAATGCCGTCGCAGGAGACAATGGCGCGAAAGCCGTCCTCCATCGCGGCTTGGCCGGTGGCAACGTCAAGGCCCGGAAGCCGGACAACGTTTGTCATCGGCTGACCGAAGGCTTTGCACTGGCGGGTTGAGTTATCCTTTTCATCGAACATGACGTGCGCGGCGGTGATGACAAGAGTATCGGATAGGCGGACGCCGGAACCGCGCGCTTCGCCGCAATCGAGGCGGGGGACGGTGGCGAAGGAAAGCTCGAACGGCGACGGGAACGCATCTTGAGGAACGGCAGGCACGGCTAGTGACAGGCCCGCCAAGGCGAGCAGCGCATTTCGGATCATGGTGACAGTTCCCCCCGGAACTTGACTAAGGCACCCGATTTATGCTAGCTGGGGTGCATGGCTGAGACCGACGAACAGAGACTAGAGCGGTTGCTGATTTTCGGGTCGTGCGATGGGGGCATCCCGGATTGCGCAGCGGCCAATTTTCGGCGACAGCTTATCGAGCATGAGGGACGAACCTATTGGGAAGCGCCCCGGCTGGTTTCTGGTGAATCACTGGTGGGCAAGGTGCTAGATAGCCAGCGCCGAGCCACGATGGAAACCTACGCCGCCATGGTGAAAGCGAAGGGCGGTTAAATGCTCGCTTAGGCGTTCGGCGGCGTAACGGCTGTCGCTCCGATCCTGGTTTTGTAGGATGCAATCCAGTCCGTTTGCAGTTCATACTGCGCCGTGGCGAGCGTGATGGCGCCCTTGCAAACTAGCGTCTTGAGGCGGGTTTCGATCTTGTCCTTGGTCCGCGCGCCCCATTGTCCGGCGTAGGGCTGCATCCATAGGTTCAGCAGGCTTGACGGGTCGCCGCCGTCCTCGATTGATAGCTCGTGGTCGAGTTCGTAGTCGGATGCCTTGCCCGGCAAATGTAGCGACACCATCAGGTTGCGCTTGATCTTGTTCGTGTAGCTTGTCGGCGGGCGCACCGTCTTGGTCCAGCCGCTTACGCATATCGTCTGGTGAATATTGGCCTGCGTCACGGCGGGGTTGATCGCGCCCGGCACGGTCGGCAGGAACGCGGCATAGGGCGCCAGCAAGGCGAACAGGATCATGGTTGCGCCCCCCCGTTAGGCGGCGTAACCGTCGTCGTGGTTACGGTCGCAACGGTGCTGGACGTGGCGGGATCGACCTTGTTGGCGCCCGCCTTCGCCATATCCTTCCCGCCGATGAAAATGGCGCACCCGGTGAACACAATCATCATTGCCGTGGCGTATTCGGTCAGCGCGAATGCCTGGCCCGCATAGACCTTGTAACCGGCGAGGGCGGAGGTCGTGAATATCGCCCATGCGGAGCTGATGCGGCCCAGCTCCCACGCCTGATTATTTACCCCGGTAAACAGGTCGCGCAGGAATTGCTTCACTTCGCCATTCCCTTCGCTCGTGCGCGGACATCGGCAACGCGGGCCGTCCAGCCCTTGCCGAAGTGGCCAAAGGTCGGCAGGCCCTGGAGGAACTTGAGCCGCAAGTCGCAAATGTCGTCGATCAGTGTCGGAACCACGCCCTCGGCAACCGCCGCCATTGTCGCCGGGCCGATCTTGCCGTCGACATTGACCATCAGCGCCTCTTGCAGATAGCGAGCCGCCCTGCCGGGGCCGCTGTTGACGCCGAAGTCGAATAGGCAATAATCCAGCCCCGATGGCATGGCGTCGCCCGACACAGAGTCCCAGTAGCGCCTTTTATATACAGCACAGATTTCAGCAGGCGTGATGAACTTGACCGACTGTAGCGCCAGCCCGTGATCGACCCGCCATGCGTCATAGACCGCTTGCGTGACGCCGCGATTGGTTCGGCCGCCGGGGTCTTGCGGATCGTTGCTATAGCCGCCCTCGGACTTGAGGACAGCGGCCAGCGAGGCGTCAAAATTTGAGCGCATGGAACCCCCTCGGAACAAAGGCGGGCTTAGTCCGTTGGACTAAGCGAGGCTGACCCGATTGCGAGAGACGGCCAGCCTTGGACTATCAGCCCGCCGCCCCCCACCCCCCGGAGCGGCGGGCTTTGCTATGCTGCGATCTTCTTTCGCTGACCCTGCGACCACGCCCCGCACTGATTGCATTTCAGGCTTTGCACTAGGAAGTATCGGCTAGCCTTCACCCCTTGGCCGGTCAGTGTCCCCGTGCCGCAATTCGGACACTTGTCGCCCTGCCGTCCGGGAAGGTGCGGGTGGTTCTTGATGTAGGGAAGCAGGCGGTAATAGACCTCCTCGGTCAGCGTGACATCGCCCGCGCAATACTTGGTCATCCGCTTCTGCGCCTTGGGGCACCCGTTCAGCACGTCCCGCCACATCTCGATGCCTGGGTGTTTGACCTTCTTACCGATGCCAAACGCTTGGGCGATATAGTCTAGCTTGGACGAGGGAAAGCCCATCTGCCGAGCCGTCTTGAAAATGTCGATGTTGGTGGGCGGCTTGGGCGGGGCAAGACCGAGAAGGGCGAATTGGCCGTCCAGCTTCTTCATGTCGAAGTTGGCGTGATTGAACCCGACCACGCCGTCCGCCTCATCAAGCAAGTCGCGGGTGCGCCGGATCATACCCTCGTAGCCATGCCCCCACTCGGTAAGCACCGTAGTCTTGCGCTCACCGGCCCATTTCAAGCCAATCATGTGAACGCCCCGCGCGCTATCGGGGATGTCGACGATCTGTTTTATGTCTAGGTATTGGTCACGAATCCCGAACGTCAGAACTGGGATCAGCTTCGTCTCTATGTCCAAAATTAGAATGCGCGGATTGTCGTTCGTTCCCTTGGGCAAAGTCTGCTCCCTTGGTCGTTTCGGACAGTAGTGCGAGTAGTTCGGTGAAATCATCGGGCAGCGGCTCTTTGGCTATCGCGTCCCAATGGTTGATGAGATCGACCCCGACCGCGAGGGCCAGCGCCTGTTTCTGGCTATCGGTCATACGCCGAACGCCCGCGCGACGAACACCGCCGCGCCGATGAGGCCACCACCGCCAGCGGCATACATGATCTTGGCCGCAAGGCCGATGCCCCGGCGTTCACCAAGCGCGATGTTGCCGGTTGCCTCCAGCTTGCCGATGCGGTCCCCATGCTGCGACACTTCGCGTTTGAGGTCGCTGACGTTGGCCGCCACCGTATCCATCTTCTGATTGGTGAGGTTGATCGTGCCCTCCATGCGCTCTAGCTGGACACGAATGTCGATGTCGGGGGTCACGAGAACGTCGCCACGACACTAGCGCCGATGGTGGTGCCGAACGGGTTGGCGGCGCCTGCCCATGTCCACGTGGTTCCGGCGAACGTTGCCGCCGACCGCGCGAAGTCCACGCCCCCAACTGTCACCGTCACCCAGCCGCTATTGGTTGCGCCGGTGATGTCGAGGTTCAGGGTTGAGACGCTGGCATTCCAGTAGAGCCAGTTGATCGCGCCGCCCGCGTAAATGTTGGAGGTGCCATCGACGATTGAGCCGTAAGGGACGCCGCCATCATAACCCCAGCGGGTTGGCGTAAGGCCCTTGCCAACCGTAACCGTTTGGGTATCCAGGCCACCATCAATCAGTCCCGTGAGGCCGCCTATCCCTGGCAGCATCACGCAATCGCCTTGATAAGGCTGATATAGGCCTGAGTGCCGTTTGCCAGCACTTGGTAGAACAGCAAATCCTTGGAATTGATCGCCGTCGAAAGCACGGGGGCCGTGCCGCCCGCTTTCAGATAAGCGGCGCCGTAAGCCAGTGTCCGCGTCCCGGTGGCGTCTTGCGTTACCTCGATGACCCCCGATTGGCCCGCCTTGCCGTTGGTGAAGCTGGCCAGCGTGTAGTTACCACCCATTGCGAGCGTGAAGTTGAGGCCAGCCGAAAGATCGAGCGCGACACTGGCGCCGGGGGTTAAGACAACCGCCGCCGCCGCCGACCATACCTTGTCGGTCGAAAGGACTTTGCTCGCCGTGTTGGCGCGGAATTGGGCCGCCGTGGTTTCATCGAGGACTGACGAGGTGCCAAGGCCCAACCCGGTACGGGCTGTCGCGGCAGTCGTTCCCGCCGTGCCGCCGTTAGCGAGCTGGAGCGGGGCCGCGCCGCTGTAGAAGTTGGTCATGGCGGCGGTGAGGCTGGAAAAGGTGCCCGCGACGCAGGCCATGATGCCCCTGATGCAGTTGTCGACCAGGCCCGGACTCATCCCCGCTTGGCAGTTGTTGCCATTCACGGCGGTATTGCTGGCCTCGGTCGATGACCACGCCGTAATATCAGCCATCAGCTATCCTTTGATTTATGTTGATTTGGTGCGCGATTGGCGCTAGAGAATCAGGCGATGCACGGAATGCTCACCTTATTTCTCGCTGGACTTTTCGTCGGGACGTGGCGGGCGCTTACTGCTGAGAAGCAGAAGTAAACCCAAACGGGGCGGCAGCCACGCCACCCAGCGCACCGAATGCGCCTCGGCTCTTGGCGACATAATCATCCCAAGCCTTACGCGACTGAATGATCTGCGCGAGTATCGCTTGAGCCTTGGCCGGGTCTTGGTCGAGTAGCGTTGGCCCTATCTCCCCCGCGCTCTTTTGTGCCGCCTTGCCGACGCCGAACTTGATGGCATCGGGAAGACGCTTGCCCAGCAGCCCCGCGAACATCCCCGGCGTTGGAGCGCCGGAAGCTACCGACGTGCCGATGTCGAGGGCGTGGCCGAGCAAGCGGGAGCCGAACTGGTCGTCGGCGGCCTGGCGTGCGGCGGTGGGCGACCCGCCAGTGGTTTCGTAGGCGGTGCGGGCCATGTCCTTTTCAAGCGCATGGACGCGGGCAAAGTTGGCCGCCCCGTCAGGGAACACTTGACCGATCTTGGCCTGCTGCGCCGGGGAGCCGTGAATTGAGGTGTATGGATCGCCCGATAGCCGCACCTTGTTGGCTTGGTCGGCTAGCGCGCCAGCGTAGCCTTGCTGGAAAAAGGGCTGCTGGCCGGCCTTGAGGTTGGCAAGACTTGCCCCGAGACGATCTGGCGGCACCGCGCCCGACGCGTTGGAATAGCCCCTGTCCGCCGCGTCGGCAAAGCCCATTGGGCGGGCATAGGCCGAGTTTGCAGCCGCATAGTCGGGATTGATCGAGCCGAGGTGCGCCACGAACCTCTGGCGCAAGTCATTAAGGGCGCCGACTTGGGGATCGGCAAGATTGAGTTTGCCGGTCATTGGGTCGCGCGCCTTTTCGACTGCACTGTCCAGCCCCATTTTGGTGAGCTGTAGTGTGCGCCAGTTGGGCTGCCCGTGGATCATCGGCTCGCCGTTAACGCCAGTCGTGAACGACAAATCGGCGGGGGAAGCGCCCCGGTTTAGGCCGATGTCATAGCCTGAACGAACGGCCCTTGAGCCAGCGGGCGTGCCGAGCATCTCGTTGATCGTCGCGTCATAGGGCGCGGGCTGTTGCATGGCCTGTTCATAAAGGGGCTTGGAGGCGCTTTGTGCTTGCTTGAGTAGCCCGCCGCGCAGGTCGGTCATGTTGGGGATAGGCGCAAGGTGTGTGTCGATGGCTTGCACGGCACGGTCGGCCTGCCCCATTTGCCGGTCGCCAATGGCCGTCTCTGCGTTGGCGCGGACATCCTGGTTGAGGCGCGAGGCGCTGCCCGCAAGATTGCGAAGGCGCGGATCGGCATCGGCCAACGAGTAAGGCAGGTTAAGCCGGGAGGCGTCGGCCAGATTTTGGTTTATGCCGTCGATGCCGGATTTGTTCGCCTGCTTGTAAAGAATGTTATCGGGGG